GATGCAAATGTTGATGCTCCAACTACCAGTGGTCACATTGTTCGTATTATCGGATATTTATTAAATAATAGTAATAGAAAAGTATGGTTTGACCCGGATAAAACATGGGTCGAATTAGTATAGGAGATTAAGTTATGTCAGATTACACAATAGCAGAATTACAATCAATGCTCTCAGATAAAGAGGCAGAATTAGCATTTTCTCAATCTGTGGTACCGGTAATTGAAACATACGAATACAGTATTAGAAGTGCAGGAGATTTAGAGAGCCAAAAATTTACTGTATCTAATAATGGTGTAAATTTAACTGTAGGGTATAACATAAAAAGTAGCTCAGAAAACAAACAAATGAATATTCAAAAATATCATATAATAGAGACAACGCCCGATGGAAATTTTATTTGTCACGCTTTAATGGGAAAAAATGTCTATACTGGTTCTTATTCTGATTCACTATCTGAACCGACACTACAAATAACAGAGACAAGAATTAAAGATACAAAAATACTAAGAGGATAATAAATGGCAACATATTACGTAAGCGCAACAACAGGAGCAGGTTCTCCAGATGGTTTAACGGCAGCAACTTCGTATGCGTCTGTTACGGCATTGATGTCTGGAAGAACCCTTGCGGCTGGTGATGTTATATTTATTGCTCCTGGTACATATAGAGAACAGATAGACTGCGCAGCAGAAGGAGTAACCGGTACAGAGGCTGCTCCAATAAGATGGATAGGAGATCCGAACTGCGAACATTTTCCAGGAATTCAGCCAGGAATTGTTAGATTTACATTAGCAAATGCGGATGAAGTAGCTAGAGAGGACGATACTTTTGCAACTCACGATAGAATAATTGATATTAGAAACGTTTCTCACCATTACTTCTATAATTTTTATTTTGATGGAGGAACAGGAGATTCAGCAAACCAATCCGACCATCAAACATTTGCAGGAATATATGGAAATCAAAGTACAACTGAAGATGAAATAAAAGTTTTCAACTGTCATTTTCAATGTCTTACTAGGGCTGCTTTAGATATTACTTTAGTAGAGGACTGTACCTTTATAGCCAATGGATACGCAGGTGCATATGCAGTTGCCTATGTAGATCGTTGTGTTCTTATAGGTGGATATTATCCTGTATTTAATTGTGAGGAGGTAGCTAATAGTGTAATTATGGGAGGTGGAAACATGAATGTGTACAACACTTCTGCAACAATAAATTGTACAATGCTAGGAGGAAGAATAGGTATTTATTCAGCAAATCAAACTGACCATGCCTGGAATAATCACGTTGTAGGTACAGGCCAAGTAATGCAGGGTTCTAATAATACTAGTAGAATGTGGATGTCTGGATCTAGAATAGATGGTAACTATATGATAGCAAACAAGGGAATATATAACAGGGTAGAATACGGTGGTGGTAATTCATCATTATACGATCAAAATGCTCCAGGAGGAGAAAACGTAAAGGTAGCCAAACCTATGTGCTTATGGACACAAGAGCAGGTTAGAGAAATGGGCAAATTAGCTGGTCCTGTTCTGCTAAACCATGGATTAAGAGGACTTTCTACAGATTCTCCTCTACTAAAGACTGGAGGCGCTTATACTGTATTTAGTAATATGACTACCGATATTACGGGAAAACCTAGAGCAATGGGAATACCTTTCTCTTCAAGTTTAGGTATATGTGGAGATGAAGCTTCAAATAGAGATGTAGGAGCATTTGAATTTTCTCAAAATGATGTATCTGCGTCATTAAATGGTATGGTGACAATGTCAATTGAAGGTGAAGGACAATTTGTAATTCCTGTTGGAGTAGCATCTGCCAGTTCAATTACTATTAGTGCTGATGTCAAATGGGAATCTGCAACGATGACTCAAAAACCCCAACTAATATTAAGACAGGCTCCTGGAGAATATACTTCTTCTGTACACCTTTCTCAAAGTGGAAACTACTGGCATTCAGGATCGGTGCTTGAATTATGCAACGTAACCCATCCAAATGGAACGACAAATAATTGGGAAACACTAACTGTTTCTTCTAGTACAGTACCAGGTGACACACAATTAGAATTAGTATTATACTCACGAAACACAGGCTCTGCCTCTACTTCTTCTCTTGCAAATATATTTATTAGATAAATTATGATACTAAGAAACGGAACAATATCGTCAAAGCTTGGAGTAAGTTCAAGAAAGTCTACAAAACAGACAAAACTCATACTTAGAAACGGGATGCTATCTACTTCGGTAGACCTTAGACAATCAACCATAAAAAATTTAATGAGTGTAGCGTTTTCAAGTGCTAAAAAAATATTGTCTGTTGGAAGAACACATGTTTCAAAAATAATCGGAATAGAATAATATGATAGAATCTTCAGGCTTTATTTATCCGAACGAACTTCTATTGGCAGATGGAGACTGGACCAGAGAAGACGGAGAATCTCCATTGGGTATTTTACCTACTTATATGTTTGACAATAATGCGGAAACAGGGGCTAAACTAAATGAGGCGCTTGGAGCAGCAACCTTAAGGTTTGGTTTTAACCCTAATGGCACGTCTATACCGCTTAACTATCCATCAAGCGATTTGAATGTATTCTTAGGTATAGGTGAAATTAGTAAAACGCAGGTAGTGACTTCTATAAGATTTACGGGATCAGATGGAGATACAAACACGATCGAAATAGATAACTATACTGGACCTGGAGGCGTAACTAGAGAAATACGAACAGATACTTCTATACACCCATCTCTATTTCCTATTGGAAAAAACAAAGTAGTATTTATTCAAATTGCAACCTCCATAGCAAATACACTGATTTCAGAATTAAGTATAAAAGAATTCTATGAACATGGAGGACAAATAAACATACAGTCCAAAGTTAAACAATCGTCTGGTATTATTTATCTATAGATAATCTGATATTTATATAATATGATTAAACTATTCGACATATTAAACGAAGGTGTATACGATCCAGGAATATTCAAAGCAATATTTACTGCAGGTGGACCTGGAAGCGGTAAGTCTTATGCGGCTTCAACACTATTTGGTATGCCAGAAAAAATGCCCCATGTTTCTGCTAAAGGACTAAAATCTGTTAATAGTGATAAGTATTTTGAAACATACTTAAAAATGTCTGGCTTATCAGCCGATATAGCTTCATTAAAACCTAGCGAAATGGATAAGGCAATGGCCTTAAGAGATAAAAGTAAAAAGGTTAGAGACGCTGCCTTAAGAAATTATATAAATGGAAGGCTTGGATTACTTATAGACGGTACAGGAAAAAATTACGCAAAAATAGCAAAACAGAAAAAAAGACTACAGGAAGTAGGATACGATTGTTTTATGGTTTTTGTAAACACTGACCTTGATGTTGCACTTGAAAGAAATCAAATGAGAGACAGGACCCTTCCATCGGAATTAGTAAAAAGTGCTTGGCAAGGTGTACAAAATAATATGGGTAAATTCCAAGCATTATTTGGTACAAGTAATATGTTAATAGTTGATAACAGCGAGTTTAAGGAGTTTCCAAAGGTTGTTAAAAAGGGAGCAAACGAATTTATGAGAAGACCTATACAAAATCCTATTGCAAAAGCTTGGATTAAAAAAGAATTAGAGTTGAGAAAAAAATGAGTTTAGGTAATTATTTAGCTCAACAAATACTTCTTGAAGAAAAGAAGATAACAAAGGTAGTTGCCATATATCCTGGTAGGTTTCATCCTATGGGAAAACACCATGCAAAAACATACATGTGGCTAAAGTCTCAATTCAAAGACGCCTATGTAGCTACAAGCGGTAAAGTTGATTTACCAAAATCACCATTCTCATTCGCAGAAAAGAAAAAAATAATTAACTCTCATGGTATAAAAAAAGTAGTAAAGGTTAAAAACCCATATCAATCTGTAGAGATATTAAAAAAATATGACCCAGAAACTACAGCTGTAATATTTATGGTTGGTAAAAAAGATGCACAGAGATTGATTGGTAAATTCTTTAGACCATGGAAAGGTAAAGCTGAGGTAGGATATAAAGAAGGCGCATATACAATTATAGCTCCTCATGTATCATTAAAGGTACCTGGATATGGAGAGATGAGTGGTACTGCAATTAGAAAGGCTCTTGGTGATACTTCATTAGATAAAAAAGAAAAGCTAAAAATATTTAAGGGAATATTCGGCCATACTAAAAATTATGACTTAATAGTGGATAAGCTAGAAGGATTAAATGAGATTATGGAAGGATTTTGCTCAGCAGTAGATTTTAACAGGCTAATAAAAGAAGCCTCGTCTGTTTCTGCTACTCAAGGAGGTCCTGATGCAGATTCTGGTCCAAGATATTTCTTTGGAACACAAAAAGCGTATAAAACATCAAATAACAATTTAGCTCAACAAATGGGCATGGCAGTATTAGACTATATTTCTGGAACAGAAGAATTTTTTGACCATGGGACAAAATTTCCAAATGGGCCCACAGGTACAGTTTCATATTATCCAGTAGGAGTACCTGGAAGTCTAGCAGGTACAAATTATTTAATAGATAAAATTGGAAGAGACGCATATGATAGATGGAGTCGTTGGTCAAAATACCTGGCAACAGCTTCTGGATATGAGTTTATTAGTTATTTAGACGGTCAAAAGTCTATAAAACAAACAAAAAAAGAACCAAAAGAGCAAGACAAAGATATACTTACCATACAAAATGCTTTGAAAAAACAAAAAAAATCAAATAAAAAAATGAATATTTCTAATATACCAAAGCTAAAGGTCAACAAGGATGAACAAAATGAATCCATAGGCACCTGGCTAGCTAATCAAATATTACTAGTTGAAGGTGGAGCATACGGCCATATGTCTCATCCATTTGATGATAAAGGCCTCACATTTGGAGACTTCAAAAGTATTATTGATTTATCATTACAGGGAAATTTAGACCTAGAAAAAGCAGCAACAGAAAAAACAGATGGGCAAAACTTATTTATTACTTGGAATAATGGACTTAAAGCTGCAAGAAATACTGGAGATATAAAAAGAGGTGGAGTTGATTCAAAATCAATTGCAAAAAAATTCGCAGGTAGAGGAAACATAGAGAAGGCTTTTAACTACGCAATGTCTGATTTATCTAAAGCAATTGGAAGTATAAATGACAAACAAAGAAAAAAAATATTTGACGACGGTAATAACTGGGTAAATATGGAAATCATGTATCCAGCATCAGCAAATGTAATTACTTATGATGCTCCAAATTTACAATTTCATAATGTATTACAATATAAAGATGGAAAAGCAATAGGTACAGTATCTGATGGAGCAAGAATTTTAGCCGGAATGATAAAACAGGTTGATGCAAATGTACAAAAAAATTATAGTGTAATAGGCCCAAAAATATTAAAAGTAAAACCTCACCAAGACTATTCAGCTAAAAAACCATATTTCACAGGAAAATTGTCTAAGTTGATGTCTAAATTTGGCATGAAAGACTCAAACACCTTTGGTGAATACCATCAAGCATGGTGGGAAGATTTTGTAAACAAAAAAATGGGTAATGTAGACAATACCGTAAAAATGGGATTAGTTAAACGTTGGGCTTTCTTTGATAAATCGTTTAGATTAAATAAAAAAACAATAGAAGATGAAAAAGTTTTAGAACTAGCAATAAAGATAGATAAACAAAAACACGCAGACCAGGTAAAAAAGAATATGCTTCCATTCGAAAAACTATTTTTTGAACTAGGAGCCGAGGTACTTAAAAACGCAGAAGGATTTCTAGCGGCAAACCCAGATAAAGCAATACAGAACATAAGAAAACAGGTAGCAAAAGCCATTAGTGATGTTAGAAAAGGTGGAGACCTTAAAAAATTAAATAAAATGACTCAACAACTAAAAAAGATAAACGCTATTGGTGGATTCAAAACAATTGTACCATCAGAAGGAATAGTCTTTATATATAAAGGAAACACGTATAAATTAACGGGAGCATTTGCCCCAGTAAATCAAATTACTGGTATGATGACTTTCTAAAGGAGAAAAGGTTATGAAAAAATATATTCCAGAACATAAAGTTCAACGAATGAGGAATTTAGTCACTAAAAAATTTAATGATAAAACAAAAATACAGGTAGGATATAATAACAACATAGGTGAGCATTCTGAAGGAGATGTTTGGGAAGAAAGAGGAAAGCTTTGGACGATAAAAAATGGAATAACTCAAACTGTGACAAAGTTAAAAGAGGCTAGAGATAAAGTATTAACTCCATTGTTTTGTCCTAGTTGCAAAAGGTTAATGAAAGAAAAACTGGATAAAAAGATGTGGAGAATATATAGTAAATGTTGTACTTGTGTTTTTGACGATGAAAGTGAATTAAAAATATCTGGAAAATTCAAAGAATATGAGAAGAAAAAATTCACAGAAAACTATATAGATTGGTTAAAAGACTTAAAATCCTATGCTCAAAGTTTTATTGATTCTATAAATAGAGACGGATACGTAACAGAAAGAGGAAAGATAGAGACTTGGTCTAAACAAGACAAGCAATCAATACTTGAAAAGGTAAATAAAAGAATAGAATTCATTGAATCTGAAATAAAAGAAAAATGGATAGGTATAAATAAAGACTAGGTTTCTGATATTTATTATCAGATTTTAATATATTTTGGGAAAAACATGGCAAGATTAACAAACGAGCATCTTCATAGTGAAATAAAACTTGTAAAGCAAGAGGTTGAATATATAAAAGACAATCAAGCTAGAATGCAAGAAGATTTGACTATGATAAAAAAGACACTTTTAGGTCCGGACGATGGAACTATTTCTAGGGTAAATAAAAACACTGAGTTTAGAAAAACTACTGGTAAGGTATTATGGTCTATATGGATAGCTCTAATAGGTATAATAGGAAAAATAGTATTTTGGGATTAAACATGAATATAAAGAAAATAATAAAGGAAGAACTCGTTGATGTAATACTTGAAAAAATAACTAGAAATTTTTCTAAGGCTGTAGAAGCTTATCAAGAAATCCAGATACAGCAACAAAAATTAAGAAAAAAGTTTGTTTCAGAAAAAGACCCAAAAAAGAAAGAAAAACTCAAAACAGATTTAATAAAACTTCATAAAAAGGTACAAAAGGCTGAATTAGATTTTAATAATGCTTTAAGAAGCGAGCCTATTGAAGATGACTTAATGGAAAAGAGTAAAGGTCTATGGGCAAATATACATGCTAAAAGAAAAAGAGGCGAAGCCCCTGCCAAAAAGGGCAGTAAAGCATATAAAAAAGCTAAGAAAGCTGCAGATGATATAAATAAATCTGAAGGTAAATTAAACGAAAATTTCAAAAAGAATATAATAAAGGCAAAAACTATGAAGGATATTAAAAAGATATATCCTAAAGCAGTTAAACCAAGTGCCGTACATGGTGCAGTATTTTATGTAGAATTAGAAAAAGACCTTTGGGCTAAATGCTTTTCTACAAATTCAATGCGATCCATAGAACCATTCAATGTTGAAGCAATATACAAAATGAAAGGTAAAAAACAGACTTTTCTATGGAAAGAGGGCAAATTAAATGAAGATGTTTTCAAAGCGTTTATAGATGACTTAAAACAAGACCCACGTTCTAAAAGAGGATACGTGGCTACAGCTACAAACACAGAAAATAGAAAAACTGTAAAGGCTAGGAAAACTGATAAAGTTTGGGACGACGGAGTACCTGTTCTAAAGTATATATCAAGAGCATCTAAAAAAGATTCACCATTACCAAAGGGCAAATTTAAGGTTGTGGTAGATGATGGATATGGGTGGTGGTATTATCAAGTTGGTAGAACTTGGTATGGAATCCAACAAAAAGACTATGGTACTCCACCATTTGAATATTAAAAATTAAGGAGAAAAAGTTATGGGTATATTAACAAATCTGTTTTCTGGCGGAGCAGCCGATTTAGTAAAAGGAGTAGGCGGAGTTATAGATAATCTACATACGTCAAAAGAAGAAAAGCTAGCAGCTGAACAACAAATCAAACAACTCGTTTCAGACTATGAAACTAAGATGGAACAAAATATTACTGACCGTTGGTCTGCTGATATGAATTCTGATTCATGGTTGTCAAAAAACGTAAGACCGCTTGTACTAATATTTTTGGTCGTGTGCACAGTTCTTATGATATTTATAGACGCTGGCTCTATTGATTTTGTTGTAGAATCTAAATGGACCGATTTATTGCAACTAGTTTTAATTACAGTTATTGGTGCGTATTTTGGTGGTAGAAGTTTCGAAAAGAGCAAGAGGAAGTAGCACTAAAATCGTCTTAAAAATATATTTATATATATGAAGAAGACTAAGAACATTAAAAAGATAATTAGGGAAGAATATCTTAAATGTGTAAAAGACCCTGTGTACTTTATGAAAAAGTACTGTCAAATTCAACACCCAACTAGAGGAAGAATTCCATTTGACCTATATAAATTCCAAGAACGTTCTTTAGAACAATTCCAATATAACGACTATAATATCATATTAAAATCTAGACAGCTAGGTATATCTACTATATCTGCAGGATATTCACTGTGGCTTATGTTGTTTCATGAAGATAAAAATGTACTTGTAATTGCAACTAAACAAGATGTAGCAAAAAACCTCGTTACTAAGGTAAGAGAAATGCACATGTATCTTCCAAGCTGGCTAAGAGGTACTTCTGTTGAAGATAACAAACTTTCACTAAGATTCAAAAATGGTTCACAAATAAAAGCAGTGTCTAGTTCTGGAGATGCAGGTAGATCTGAAGCCTTATCACTACTAGTAATAGATGAGGCCGCTTTCATTGATAAAATTGATGAAATATGGGCGTCTGCTCAACAAACGCTTGCAACTGGAGGTAAGTGTATAGCTTTATCAACTCCAAACGGCGTTGGTAATTGGTTTCACAAAACTTGGGTAAAAGCAGAAGAGGGTTCAAATAACTTTAATACAATACGATTACATTGGTCTGTTCATCCAGATAGAAACAAAGACTGGAGGTCAGAGCAGGATGAACTATTGGGCCCAAAAATGGCAGCTCAAGAATGTGATTGTGATTTTATTAGTTCTGGTAATAGTGTTATAGATCCATCAATAATAGAATGGTATAAAACAACTCACCAACAAGATCCACAGGAAACTAGAGGATTTGACGGAAACTATTGGATTTGGGAAAATTGCGATTACAATAAAGATTATATGGTAGTTGCCGATGTCGCAAGAGGTGATGGGAGCGATTTTTCAACCTTTCACGTAATAGATGTAGAAAGTATGGTACAAGTTGCTGAATATAGAGGACAGCTAACACCAAAAGACTTTGGAAACATGTTAGTAGGAGTAGCTACAGAATATAATGATGCTTTATTAGTTATTGAAAATGCCAGTGTAGGTTTCGGTGCAATACAATCAGCAATTGACAGAGATTACAAAAATTTATATTACACATATAGACAAGATGGAGTGGTAGATGCCACTACGCAGCTAACAAAAGGTTATGATTTGAAAGATAAAAGTCAAATGACACCAGGTTTTACCACATCTTCAAAAACTAGGCCACTTTTAATCTCGAAACTTGATATTTATTTAAGAGAAAAAGTGTGTATCATCCGGTCAAAAAGGCTTTTAGAAGAATTAAGAGTATTTATATGGAACGGAAGTAAGGCTGAAGCCCAAAGAGGATACAATGATGACCTAGTCATGGCTTTTAGTATGGGAATGTGGGTTAGAGATACTGCTCTTAAACTAAAACAGCAGGGAATAGAATTGGATAAGTTAGCAATAAATAGAATAGGAAAATCAAATACGGGAATATACACAAATAATAATTTAGGTACAAACCCATGGACCATGAAAACTGGTAAAGGCCAAGATGAAGATTTATCTTGGTTATTAAAATAAAAGGTTATAGAGGGAAAAATATATGGCAGATAAAACATTTTTTGGAAGATTAAAAAAAGCTTTTTCAACATCAACTATTGTTAGAAGAGTCGGAGACAAGGGGTTAAAGGTAGTAGACCCACAAAGACTACAATCAGCTGGAAATCTTGCATCAAACTCTTTAGTTGACAGATATAATAGAATACATATGTCTCAGGTTAATGGTGTATACAATCCTTCTACAGCATTTGCGCAATTAAGATTAGACTTATTTACTGACTATGAATCTATGGACTCTGATTCCATAATATCTTCTGCATTAGATATATATTCAGATGAATCGACAATGAAAGATGAGTATGGAGATGTCTTACAAATAAACAGTGATAATCAAGAAATACAACAGGTTTTACGAAACCTTTATTATGACGTGCTTAATGTTGAATTTAATTTATGGCCATGGATTAGAAACATGTGTAAGTACGGAGATTTTTACTTAAAATTAAACATTTTAGAAAAGGTTGGAATAACTAATGTAGAACCCATATCAGTATATGAGGTTATCAGAGAAGAAGGAACAGACCCATCAAAACCTGAATATGTTAGATTTCTACACGACCCGTCATTCGCAGGCGGACAAAGTAATATTCATTCTACTTCAACAGCAAAAACATATTATGAAAATTATGAAGTAGCCCATTTTAGAATGTTAAACGATACGAATTGGTTGCCTTATGGTAAATCAATGATGGAACCAGCTAGAAAAACTTGGAAACAGTTGACTCTTATGGAAGATGCCATGATGATTCATAGAATTATGAGAGCACCATCAAAGCGTGTGTTTAATATAGATATAGGTAATATACCACCAGCTGAGGTTGACTCATATATGCAGCAAGTAATAAATAGAATGAAGAAAACTCCTTATGTAGACCAGACAACTGGAGATTACAATCTTAAATTTAATCTACAAAATATGCTAGAAGATTTCTATTTACCAACTAGGGGTGGAAACAGTGGAACAAGCATAACTGATTTAGGTGGATTAGAATGGACTGGAACAGACGATATAGAATACCTAAAAAATAGAATGTTGGCGGCTCTAAGAGTACCAAAATCTTTCTTAGGATATGAAGAAGGAGTAGATGGAAAAGCGACTTTAGCTGCTTTAGACGTTAGATTTGCAAGAACTATTGAAAGAATACAAAAAATAGTTGTTAGTGAATTAACAAAAATTGGTTTAGTTCACCTATACTCACAAGGATACACGGATGAACAGCTAGTAGATTTTAGTTTAGAATTAACTAATCCTTCAACAATATATGAGCAAGAAAAAATAGAATTATGGGAATCTAAACTTAGGTTGGCCGATACTGCTCGATCAAACCAAATGCTATCTGAAGATTGGGTATATAAAAATATATTTAACCTTTCAGAAAAAGAAATAGAGATGGAGCAGGCTGGAGTAGTTGAAGACACAAAGCAAAAGTTCAGACGAGACATGATTGAACGTGAAGGAGAAGACCCAGCTGCTGGAGTTCAAACGGAAGCAAAAAAGAAAAATAGAGACAGAATAAGAGCAGCCCACGACACTAGAAAAACTAGAGGAGGAAAAACTGATGCCGATGTAGGTAGACCAGTAGAAGGAGACTATTATGGAACAGATAATGGAGCAAGAGGTAGGGATCCACTAGGTAAAGAAACAAGAAAACGAGACGTAAAAAATAGGGATAGAGATATTAAGCACAAATATAAAAATGGTAGTCCTTTAGCAAGAGAAATAGCTAACTCTATGAACCTTTTTAAGAACAAAAAGTCTGTATTAAAAGAAAAAGCTGAAGGATTGCTTGACGAGTCTAATTTATTAGACAGAGACGTAACATAAGACAGGTTTCTATATATTTATATATGAATATAAGTCAAGCGAGTAAGTTTAGGAAGAAATTATATGGCCAAAAATATAAA